CGTCGGCGGTCGCGTGGGGCACCGCCCGTGACGCCGACCGCGAGGGGTACCGGTGACCACGGCAACCGTCATTCTGCGCCGCCGGGTCATGCGCGACTTGACCATTGCGTGCCTCATGAACGCGACCGACGCCGCCGACCGGGTCTACCCGACGCCGATTGTGCCCTGGCGCCGCGAACGCCCCTTGCCGGCGATCGGCGTCTATACCCTCGGCGAGCGCGCCGTGCCCCTCGGCCTCGGCAACATGGGGCCGATCCAATTGCGGCAGTCGTTGACGATCACGATCGAGGCGCTCGTCGAGCAACTGACCGACAACACGCAAACGCCCGACGACCGGTTGCGGATCGACACGGCGACGCCCCTCGATACCTTGTGCGCGCAAATTTCCTGCGCCCTCTTGCCGAACCCGACGTGGCTCGACCCGATCGAAGGGCTCGAGCGGTGGGAAACGCGCATCGAACTCGGGCGGGTCGACGAAACCGAACGGCGCACCGCCGCCGCCACGATCACGGCGACGGTCAACTATACGTGCATCGCGGAACCCGTGATCGCCGACTACCTCGGCACCGTGTGGCTCGACGTCGACGTGATCGACCCCGCCGCCGATCCGAACACGACGGGGCACCCGACGACGCCGCCCGACGGCTACCCCGGCGGGTATCCGGGTCCCGACGGGCGGATCGAGGTGCAGTTCCCCGTCACCCTGCCGCCGCCGACCTCGAGAGCACCGCACTAGGAGAAACCCATGCCGGTCGATTTCAACCGTATCCCGTCGAACTTGAGGGTCCCGCTATTCTGGGCGGAATTTGACGCGACCGCCGCCGGCTACCTGGCGACCGCCGCGCCGGCCTGCTTGATTGGCGGGAAACTCGCGAGTGCGCCCGCCGCGATCGAGACGCCGATTCTCGTGTCGGGTCCCGATCAAGCGGCGGCACTCTTCGGCGCCGGCTCCATGCTGTACGACATGGTCGAGTCGTACCGCCTGAACGACCCGACGGGTGAGCTGTGGTGTGTTGCCCCGGCGGCGGCGGCGGGTGGCGCGGCGGCAACGGCGACGGTCACATTCGGCGGCACGCCGACGGCGTCGGGCACGGTCGCGGTCTACGTCGGGACGGCACGCTATCCGGTCGGTGTCTCATCCTCGAGCACCCCGACCACTCTCGGGCAAGCCTTGGTCGACGCGATCACCGCCGACCCGTTCGCCTCGGTGACGGCGGCGCACACGGCGGGCGCCGTGACGTTGACCACGAAGATCCTCGGCGACGTCGCCAACACGCTGCTGGTCAGTCTGAACCTGCGCGGCGTGCGCGGCGGCGAGTACACGCCCGCCGGGTTGACCGTCACCGCGACGGCGTTTACCGGCGGCACCGGCACCCCCGACGTCACCGCGTCGCTCGCCGCCCTCGCCGACGCCGAATACGATTATGTCGGCCTCGGGTGGTCGGATACGGTCACCCTCGACGCCGTGCAAACCGCATTCAACGAGGCGGCGGGGCGGTGGGCGTGGTCGGTGCAGCTCTACGGGCACGCGTTCACCGCGCGGGCCGATGACGTGGGGTCGCTCGTGACGTACGGCACGGCGCGGAACGACCCGCATACCACCCTCATGGGGTACCCCGCCGGGTCGCCGTCGCCGCAATGGCGGGTCGCCGCCGCCCTCACCGCCGAGGCGGCGGTCGGGTTGCGCGCCGACCCGGCGCGCCCGCTCCAAACCCTGCCCCTCGTCGGCATCGTGATCGCGCCGCGCGGCTCGCGGTTCACCGTCGGGGATCGGCAATCGTTGCTGTTCCACGGGATCGCCACGTTGAACGCGTCGATCGACGACACGGTGCATATCGAGCGGTCGATCACCACGTACCAGCGGAACGCGTGGGGGCAAACCGACCCCTCGTGGCTCGACGTGCAAACGCCCGCGACGCTGCAGTACCTCGTGCGGGCGCTGCGGAGCGCCATTTTGCTCAAGTACCCGCGCCACAAACTGGCGAACGACGGCACGCGGTTCGGCGCGGGGCAAGCGATCGTGACGCCGAAAATCTTGAAGGCGGAATTGGTCGCGCAATACGCCGGCCTCATGGAACTCGGGCTTGTCGAAAACATGGAAGCGTTCAAAACGTTCTTGATCGTCGAGCGCGACGCGGTCGATCCGAACCGGGTCAACGTGTTGCTACCGCCCGACTTGGTCAACCAGCTACGGATCTTCGCGCTCCTCGTGCAATTCCGCTTGCAGTATTCGCCGCAAGCATTGCCGTCGACGGCGGCGGCATAGGAAAGGGAACCCATGGCGGCGCACAAGGTCGGCGGGGTCGCCTATATCAAGGTGGACGGCACGCAATACCTCTTGCGGGGTGACTTGACCGTGTCGCCCGATATGTTCGAGCGCAAGGGCGTCGCGGGGCAAGACGGAATCCACGGCTACACCGAAACCCCGCGCATGCCGACGATCAAGGCGACCCTCACCGATATCGGCGGGCTGTCGCTCGAGGCATTCCAACACATGACGGCGGTGACGGTCACCGTCGAACTCAATAACGGCAAGGTGTACGTGCTCCGCGACGCCTGGACGTCGGCGGCGCGGGAACTGAACACCTCCGAGGGATCGCTCGACGTGACGTGGGAAGGCATGTCGTGCGAGGAACTGCTGGCGGCATGACCCCGGTCGACACCTCGACGCTGCGGGTGGTGGAACGCTCCGACGCGATCGCCGAGGCGGCGTTGCCTCCGACGCCCGCCTCGGCGCGACCGGGGCGCGACCCGGTGCACGTGCCCTTGGCGGTGCCGATCGAGGCGCACGGGCAAACCCTCGACGTCGTGACGTTGCGCCCCCTCAAGGTCGCCGACATTCAAGACATGCCGTTTGACGTGTTCAACAAGGCGAAAATCGACCCGGCGTCGATCAACAGCTATCTCGTGCGCCTCGGCAACATTCCCGCCTCGAGTGTCGCGCAACTCGACCCCGGCGACTGGTTCGAGCTGGCTATGGCGATCGTCGGTTTTTTCGGCAAGCGGGCGCCGACGTCGTGACGCGGGCGTTTCGCGTCGCGTATTTCTTTCACACGCCGCCGCCCGTGGTGCTCGCCCTCGACGTCGCGGGGTTGCTCGAGTGGGAAGGGCAGGCGCACGCGATCGCGGCGTCGTGGCGGGCGGATCGTCCCGAGTGAGTCATGCCTGGCGACGTGACCACGAACGTGACGGCGGTCGTTTCCGTCGTCGACAAAACCGCCGCCGGCCTCAAGACGATCGACGCGAACCTCGCCAAGGTCGAGGAAACCGTCAAGTCGATCAACGCGAACGTGCCGACGTCCCTCGCCGACATGGTGAAGCAGGTGCCTGGCAACATTTGGAACCTGCCCGTGCGCGGCGCCGACCTCGTGCCCGACCTTCTCACCCCGGCGCAACTCCAACAGGTGAAAGTCGGCGGCGTGTTCGACCGCCTCCGCGACAAGGCGGTCGAGGTCGGCGCGTCGATCAAGGCAAGCCTGACCGGCGCGTTCGAGCAAGTGTGGTCGACCGCGAGTCGCGTCCTCGGCGGCATCGCGTCGAAACTCACGTCGTTCGGCGGGCTGTTCGTCGCCGGGTTCGGGATCGGCACCGCGATCGACACCGTCGTCGGCGGCATGACCGACTTGGTCAACACCGTCGAGAAACTGAAGCCGCAAGCCGACACCCTCGGCACGACCGTCGCCAAGCTGCAAGACTTGGCCGAATGGGCGAAGGAATCCGGCGTCCCATTCGAACGCGTGGCAAGCGGGCTCGAAAACATGCAACGCAATCTCGGTGGCATCGCCGAGGGTGCCAAGGGATACGACCGCGCCGCCGACGCCCTCGAGAAGATCATGCAAGCGGCGGGCGCGTCGGCGACCGACGTCAACACCGGCAAAATGCGGTCGCTCGTCGACATGATGCCCGATATTGCGAAAGGGTTGTCGAATATCGCCGACCCCGCCGAACGCGCGAAGGCGGCGTACGATTTCATGGGGCAATCGTGGAAAACGTTACTGCCGATGCTCGAACAAGGACCCGAGGCGCTCGCCCATGCGGAAGAGGTCATGAAGCAGGTGGGGCACATCGAACCCGCCGACGTGAAGGCGGCGCAAGACTACGCGAAAGCACTCGGGGAACTGTCGACCACGTGGGCGGGGTTCAAGATGCAGCTCGGCGGCGAGCTGCTGCCGGCGGTGACGCCCGCGCTGCAGGAACTCACCACGTTTCTGCAAGAGAATAAGGGCGAGGTCGGCGAGGGGTTTAAACTGTTCGTGCAAGGCATGATCGAGGGGTTCAAGGAAATCGACGCCGTGGTCAAAAGCACCGCCGACGACATTCGCGGGATCAAGGCGTTTTGGGATTGGTTGACGAAAACGCCGGTCAACATGCCCGAGTGGCTTGGCGGCAAGGGCGTGCAAAACGTGTCGCCCGGCGGCGGGCCCTTGACGGTCGAGGATTTGCGCCCGCCCCCGATGCCGTTCGGGCAACCCGCGAACGGCGAGGTCAAGGTCACGATCGAAAACAAAAACGCGCCGCCGGGGCAAACGGTGGCGGCAACGACCTCGGGCAAGGGCGTCACCGCCGACGTGGGGCAATCGATGCCGTGGTCGGCGCCGACGTACTCGGGTCCATGGGCGCCGGGAATGCAACCCGCCGGGTAACGCATGGCGACCGTCGGCTATTTCGAACGCGACACGACGCGGCGATCGCGGCGCCCCGATGCCGGCGACCGGCGCACGTGGCGCGCCCGGTTGCGCCCCGCCTCGTGGCGCGGCGTGCCGTTCTTCGTCGACGAGGCGGGCGGCGAGGTCGGGCGCCGGTTCGAAATGCACGAGTACCCGCAACGCGACACGCCGTGGGCGGAAGACTTGGGACGCAAGCAACGGCGGTGGACGCTGGCCGGGTACGTGCTCGGACCGGGATACATGGGCACCCGCGACCGCTTGCGTGCCGCGTGCGAGCAAGCCGGCACGGGCAAGCTCGTGCACCCCTACCTCGGCGATATGACGGTCGTGTGCGAGGGGTTCCGGTTCCGCGAACGCGACGCCGAGGGCGGCATTTGCCGGTTCGACTTGGCGTTCGCCGAACCCGGCACGCCGGGGGCGCCGTGGTC